AATCACCAAGCGATGTATTGCCACTTACGCCTCTAGAACACTCTCTTAACTCAGTGTCTGTTCTAGAACCATAGAAGATGATCTCGTCATCAATTTTTACGAATCCGTTTCTTTTTGGAAAACTCGTTGCATTTTCCAATACAATTGTATCAGCACTACTAGAAATAGTAGTGTCCAAGATATTAAACTGTCTAAGAATATTTTGTTCATAGTAATCAATGTCTGCATATTTTTGGATATTATTAATTATATCCAGTGTACCACCTTGCACCTCCTGCTCTTCATAATACTTCTGAACGAACTTACTAAAAAGTTCATATTCATCTGTAATAAAAGAAGGAAGCTGCGTCTCAATGAGAGTAGAAATTCTCTTAGTCTTTACAGCAGGCATTTACTTTACTCTTTGTATGCAGTGAACGAGGAATTTGCAACGTCAACGTCAAGATACACTTCGCGAAGTGCCTTGATATCATTAGAAAGGGGTTTGACTCTAACAGAAATACGATTATCAAAGAAACTACCTTTAATGATAGTTAAGTTGTACATTTTAAGTTCACCACTTACATAATCAATATCGCCAACTTCCTTGTCAAGGACAACCTTTTCACCAGTTACGCTATCTAGAGTATATAGGATAATTTTGCTATCCCTGTCCTCTACATATACATCCATAGTAGGATACTCAGTAACCCTAAACCCAGTGGATGACAGGACTGGTTCATCACAGTCCTTATCAAAAGAATTTTGAAAACACACTTCGTAATAGAAGGTGGAATTAAGAGAAGGATAAAAATCCTTTCTCATTGTAATATCTGTTAAATTGGAATTGATAGTATTATCAGAATCATCAATAACACCTACCATCTTACTGTATCTAAATTTACCATTGAACTTTTCAGTATCACTGGTATCAAGATAAGACTGTACATTACCAATAACTTTATCTCTAATCTGTGATGTTGTTTGATCAGTAGCAGATCCATTGTAATAGATCTTACTATTCATCTCAACAAATAGAATAGAAGGATCAATTATTTTAGGTTCAACAGAAGCTACAACATACTGCTTCAAATCTGCAATAATTTTTTGTTTTGTTAAAGAAGTAAGGTAACTAGCATCATTTGGTTTCAATGCAATGAAAACTTTACCGTACTCAGGTGGAACTTGATCTTCTCCACCAAAAATAATGATATCACTCGTAGCAGGATATACTTTACGTACAATTGCCTCATAGTCCTGAGAGGTCACTGCACGGTCTTGTGTGCCGTATGACTTAGGAGCGGTATATTTGATCTTCTGAGTGGTTTCCATCTCTTCACCGCCTGCAGAGGCAATGCTAGAGGTAATGTTAGTAGAAAACGCATTGGGAGACACACCATTAGGGTTCTCTAGTACGCCAGTAAAAACAAATGTACTTACGCCATTACTTTCAGAAGCAGATGTGGTGATGTAAGATACGTCAATTCTAGATTGATCTTCTGGTTTTCTACCCAGTACACCATCACCCATTAAAATTTCATATCTTCCATCTTCAATCTCATCAAGGAAGAATACTTTTGAAGTACCGTCAACACCTAGAATATTATCTGCTACAAGGTATGGTTCGTTAAAACTTCCTCCACTCGGGAATACCCTTACTCTAATTGTGTTGGTATCAATGTTTTTGTTGTCAAGAACAAATCTTTGGGAATTTGCTGTAGTGCTAAAAATAAAACTATCAACTACTTGCGATCCTTCTCTAATAGGAATATCAGTAAACGTAGCTACATTGTTAGCAACTTGTGCTTTTACATCGTCAAGTGTAACATACTGATAGATGTTGTTGTCATAAGTTGAAATAAATCCTGTTCCCCTCTTCAGAATTAGTTCTGTATCAGTTGTTGATGTTCCATAATTTACATTAAAAGAGACATATGCAGTAGGAGAGGTAGCACTCTTGGGTCTGTACCCTAGTTGCTTCGCAATCGCTACTACATTGTCTCTCAAGCTGGCAGAATCAATGAATAGTTCATTGACTACCATATTAGTGTTAAACGCCGTATAGTAGGTGTTATAAGCTAAGACATCAATCAGGTTTGCTAATGCACTACCTTCAAAATCATAATCAGTAAATTCTGTCTGACCCTTCAAATATTCTTTCAGGGTTACTTTGATTTCCTCAAAGTCTAAGTTAGCAACCTGTGTATAAGGCATTATCGTGTACGAGCTAAGAAGAATGTCGCCGTCACTGGTCTGTCATTTCCTGTAATAGTGTAATACAATTCAACACTATAACCATCATTTTGCTCATCTGGAAAACAAAGAATGTCTTTGATAGTCACTCTAGGTTCATAACGACCAATACAGTCATTAATCTTAGATTTAATAAGTGCAGCTGTACCAAAATCTAATGGTTCAAACAGCATCTCTCTTAAATCAGAACCTAATTCAGGTTGAAATAGTCTCTCACCCTTACTTGTTTGAAGCAATACAGCTATCGACTGTGCAATAGCTGCATTATCTTTCACTGTTACCAAGTCATTGGACACAGGATGCTTCTTAAAAGTAATACTCAGATCTTTAAATGTCTGAAAGGTGGGCATTTAGACACAGCAAGGCTGTTTCTATTTATCACTTACCGACAAATCCGTCCGCCCATTCAAGATCATTGTCAAAAATTTCGCCCTCTTGGACTTCTTTCCTCTTTCCTGATTTACGCATGTAGCGATCACTTTCAACTTCAGTAATAAGTGTCATACCAGACTTCTTGAAGTCTTCTGATTTGTCAACTCTACTGTTGCCCATCTTCTGTGGTCTCCTTACGTTGTTTTCGTTCATTATGTGTTTCCCAAAAATATTCATCAGTGTCACCTAAACGTCCCCAGTCTGTTCCTGACTCGACTTGATATTCTATAGTAGAAACCTTAAAGTCAGGGAATGTCGGGTGCTCAGGCGTGATAGAGAGGTCATAGAATCGTGTCCTGTTATTAGGATACAATGCATACTGACCATTCTCTAATGCAATACAATTATGCGACTTATGTTCTTGAGGAACTTCACTCACATTATTATCTATCACATCTGGATTCGCATGGTAGTTGTCTAATGTAAACAAATACTGACCATTCATCAAACCATGGTCACGAGTGTAGATCTCTGCATCCATAGAGCTTACAAAACCCTTGTTGATGCACATGACCCCATAATCCATACAATTCCAGAATTGTAGGTTCTCTAGAGACATATCGGGCGTCGGTGTTTTCGGCGCTCGGAGAAATGCACTTATAGGAAGTTTATCATACATTGCACCATATGCAGGTAGATAAGTCTCAAAATAAAATGCGCGTCCTGGTATGCTTTTCGCAGATACCCAGACACCTTCTACAAATTCTCCGTGACCATCCTGATGATCGCGTAGATATTCCTTACGTACCCATACCTTTTCCGCAGGTAAATTACAAATTAAATTCATTTCATATTCCAAGAAAGTACCAGACGTTCTTTGTCACTCTCACAAGGTAATGTGTAGTGATGTACAAAGGATGGGAAGAATATTACCGAACCACTTTGTATATCTCTGGGTGAGTATATATCTACCCACCCTATCACATTATTGAAAGGACATACAAACTGAGTTGGTGTATGCTCCTCTGGATCGTATTCGATATACATTACCGCACTAAATCCTGTAGCTCCGTGATTATGCAATAAATGCTGATCACCTTTACCACCTTTCTCAAACCAATATGCATCAACCTCTAAATCAATCTTCACTTGATCTTTGAACTTCTGCAATTCATCTCTGATTAATGGTTCAATGTCTTCCCATTTGACCTTAGGTGTTCTGAAGTCACTTGGAACATACTCACCTACATCTTTCTTGAATTCCTGTGCTTTCGATAAATCAAGCAAAGCTTCTTTCTTACTATCCCAATCCTTCGTATAAAGATGAAAGATTGGGACTGCAAACATTGGTTCGATGTACTCAGACATTACTTGCCTTGACCGCGATACCTCTTCTTTGCTTTGTTCCTAGATGTTGCTGAATACTTCGTGTGCTTTCCAGTGCCTTGACGACTCCTCTTTGGAATCGCCTCCACAAATGATTGTCCACTTAATGATGCCTTGATCTTCGCCATAATTTAATCGTACTAACTCTTCTATTATATAATCGAACCACCCTTACTGTCAACCTGTACAGTCAATGCTCCATATCCTGTAATGACCCCTCCATATGCTCCTACAGGAGAAGCAACTACACTTCCGACCACTGCCATAGGTGTACCGTTCACAAAGACCGTAGGAGACCCTGTACCGATGGTGTCACTGTGTAGATCACCAGGTATCGGTAGTAATGCAAAGTGTGGTAACGTTACATCACCTACTTTATGTACATTTCGTCCGTTAATGATCACATTTGCACTCGCTCCAGTCGGTACTGGCACCTTCGCATCTGCTGGTGTTGGTGCAATCGGTATAAACCCTACAGGACACCATGGTCCATGACCAGTAGTTAAGTCTAATGGATGATATAAAGCAGGTATCGTACTTAATGTCATGCTGAAAGAAAATTGGTCGGCGTTTTAG